TCGCTTTTGAGATACCGCCAGGATGGGAAATCCAGATTCGGCCACGATCGGGAATCAGATCTAAAACAAAGCTCCGACAATCCAACAGTGTTGGGACAATCGATTCTGACTACCGTGGTGAAGTTATGATGATCTTCGACAACACGAATAAGCGCCCGGAAGTACTTAACAGCAAGAATACCGGAGCATTCATGGCAAAGTCACTTAAAAATGAGGTTGTGAGAACAGCGGTGGCTTGTGTAGAAGGATCTTACATTATTAAAAAGGGTGACCGCGTAGCTCAGGGAATTCTGGCGAGGGTACCTAAAGCGAAATTTCAAGAAGTAACAAAGTTGAGTAGTACCAAGCGGGGGGCTGGAGGTTTCGGACACACGGGAGTCACCGCATAAAAAAGAAAAGCCCCCAGCCGGGAGCAAATGTGTGTTCGGTTAACCACATTATACCATGGCCAAAAAACGAGGGGGAGCGAAAGATGAGCACACGCACAAAAGAGATTCAGATTGACATCGAAACCATGACAATCACGGTACCTGTAGGAAAGGAGCTCTGCATGATCCTAGTCGATCCACGGCAGGGGAAAGCGAAGCAAGTTTCACTGGTAGAACATGGCGAGACCGTGGTAAAATCAAGTCAGGGAAAGATTGCCAAGGTAGATTACCGTGAAAGCGAATTATTTTAATACAAGCCTGATACCGAGATACGGGAGGGCGTCAGATTCACACCTATACAAGGGTGTGTTCTGGCGCCCTTTTTTGTTTTCCCTGAAAGGAGGACGAGCTATGGCCGAACAACGCTCGGCACTGTCTAACGAGAGGGATCGTAAGCAACCAACAAACAAAGCAACCAAGGAAATGACCGTTTGGCAGCTACGAAAATTAATGGGGGATACAACCCCGAGACAATTTCTGAAAGAAAAAGGTAGTAGCCGGAATTAAACGCATTGGGGAGGGGTTCTCATGCAAGATTTGCTTCATGGATATAAAGAGACAAGAAAAGGGTTAAACATCGCCTACGAAGCACTCAGATCTTATGCTGAAGCGGGAGATGAGGCAGCAATAGCCGAGCGCCAGTTGATCGGCGAGATGCGCGGTGAAGTGAATTGGGTTATCGAATGGTTAGAGACTGGAAGACGACCGGGTAACAAGCGAGGAATCGAAAGGCGAGCAGCATATCAGCGGGAAAAACTTGTCGATCCTGTCCGTATGCAGGCGTATGTTTCGAGAGCAACAGCGGGAAGCCCGGCAAATCTGACGGATTGGCAGCGGAACCAGATCGAAGACGCTTTGTGCGTACTGAGCGATCGTGAAAGGGAATGCTATATTCTTGCCCACGGACAAGGATTCAGTCATGAGTACATCGCGGATTTGCTAGGGATTACAAAAGGTAGTGTCGATTCATACATTGTCCGAGCTCAAGAAAAAATAACGAACAGACTCCAAAACAGCCTCTTCCTCGTCGGATAGGCTGTTTTTTGCCATGCAAATGCCACTTATATATGAAAGATACTTTTTCTTTCGCGAACCCCTTCTTTACCGCCTGGGCAACCGGGCGGTGTTTTTCTTCCTTACACAGAGCATCGAGCGAGCGGGAGTGTGCGACGACTTTCGAAGGAGAGAAAACCTTCGTCTCGAGCCACGCCACAATAAATGTCAAGGTTACTGCCAAGACCTCGGTGTTGTGTGTAGGGAACAGAAGGCACCAGGATTACCAGTGAGCTGCCGCTTGGTTCATTGAAAAACGAAAGCTCAATAAAAACAATGACGGAAGGTGATAGTGATGTCGAAGAAATTAGAAACTATCAAGCAGGCGTTTCTCAAATTGGCTGGTAGGTTTCGGAGTGTCATTGCACCTAAGGCGACTTGCAGTGATTATGATCCGAATTGTATTGCCTCACTTCAAAAGGTCGTGACACTTCAATCAAGACAACGGGTGATCAGCCTGGGATACCGTAAGAATAAGAGCCAACAGAAGAATTGGCGAAAGTGGAAAGGTACGAGGTGATGTAAATTGCCTAGCGTTCAGCCTATACGTGATCTTGTTGTGCTTGGAGCAATTATGAATGACTTAAAAAAAACGAATCCAAAGTATCATGCATTATTCCTGGTTGGAATTCATACAGGTCTGCGGATTTCTGACATGCTCCGGTTACGAGTGAAGGATATCCGAGCGGATGAAATTAAGATCAGGCAACAAAAGAACAAAAAGTGGGTTACCCTGCCAGTCCTACCCGACCTTAGAAGAGGGATAGCTGAATACATCGCTGACAAGGATGACGACGACTGGTTATTTGAAAGCCGCCAGCGAAAGCAGAAAGTAAAGGTAAAAAGGGCACTAGATCGCAGCACGGTCTACAAAATGCTGAACAAGACTTGTAAGAAATACGGATTACGATCGGTCGGGTGCCATACTACTCGCAAGACATTCGGCTATCACCTATACATGTCCAGCGAGAAGAACATTGGCTTGCTCATGGAAATATTCGGGCATAGCGATCCGTCCATAACTCTGAGATACATTGGCATCACACAGGATACGATTAACAAGGCTGTTCTCAAGCTACGATTCACGAGTTAACCAAAAATAGGCGGTGTGGAACTCGTTTTCAGAAAACAAATGAAAGCATTGATAATACTGAGGAAATCGCGGGTGCTTGAGTGCAACAATTTATGCTTTATGGTGAAGTCGTGAAATTTGTATAAAAATCCGTATTTCTTTAAAAGTGGACCTGAAATCATCAGGTTTTTTTAGTTTGAAAGCTAGTTGTATCAATGGATGACGAGCCATTAAAAGCAGTAAACAACGGGTGAATATTTATACAGAAGTGAGGTGAATGGAATGACACAGCCGTTTTACAAGTCAAGCCGTTGGAAGAACAAGCGCGAAAAAATCCTTAGGCGAGACAAATATCTATGCCTGGAATGCAAACGGTACGGCAGGAGCACACAGGCATCAACAGTGCATCACGTCAACCCTCTTGAGCATTTTCCGGAGTATGCATTAGAGAGTTGGAATCTGATTAGCATGTGCGCCAAGTGCCACGATTCAATGCATGATCGGACGACGGATCAGCTCACAGCAGCGGGTGAGCGGTGGAGGGAGAGGGTATCCCCCCCACCCTAGAATTCTGTCACGGATATCTTTGGGACCGGGCGGGGGAGCCTTTTCCAATAGTGCGCGTCTCCAAAAAAAATTTCGGGAGGTGGTGACATGGCAGAAAAAACGGAAAAGGAAAAAATCAAGTCAAAGACAATTTCTGAAATGAAAAAGCTCGGTGTGCACAAAAAGGAATACAATCGGGTCATTGAAATTTATGCCGAGCTGGTTGCCCAGTACGATAAGTTGAGCAGAGAGTTTGAGGATGGAGGCTACGTCTTTGAAGTAGATACAGTACAGGGTGGAAGAAAGAAGGCACCAATCGTGGCGACGCTTGAGACGCTTCGAAAGGATATCTTGGCATACTCCGACCGTTTGTGCCTCAACCCTAAAGCAATTGAGACGGTCACTACCGAGAAGAAAGGTAAGTCGTCGCTTGCATCAGCGCTGGCGAGCCTTGAATGACTGAACCAAAACACCTTGAGACGGTGCTCGAGTATGCCCGAAGTATCGTTGAGGGTCGGAAAATCGCAGGTAAAGAGTTGCTTCAAGCGTGTCGGCGGTTCTTGAAGGACTTGGAGAAGCCTGAATACGAGTTTCGCACTAAAGATCCAGAGTTTGTCATTGGAATTATCGAGCGAACATTCGTCCATGACAAAGGTGAGACACTGGATGGCACACCACTGCGCGGGAAGCCATTCCTGCTTGAACCGTGGCAAAAATTTATCATCTATAACCTGCTCGGATTCTTCAAGGCAGGTACCAACGAACGCCGCTATAAAGAGGCGTTCATTTTTATTCCACGGAAAAACGGTAAGACGAGGCTCGTTGCTGCGCTTGCCTGGGCATTGGCATTGCTGAGCCGCCGATCCGGCGCGACAATTTATATCACGGCGCATGCGTTGAAACAATCCAAACAGGCTTTTGAATTCATCCTCTTTAATTTGAAGAGGATGGGCGAGGAAGACAATTTCCGAATACTGAACAACAACCAAGAGCACAGCATTACCGGCGATTTAGGCGATGGGGCGATTTTTATCGAGGCTCTGGCCGCTAATCCGGACCGCCAGGACTCACTGAACTGTAATATCGCGATCGCCGACGAGCTGCATGCCTACACCAGGCCAAAGCAATACAACATTATCAAAGAGGCCATGAAAGCCTATACGAATAAACTCATGATCGGGATAACAACAGCCGGGGACGACATGAGCAGCTTTTGTTACCAGCGACTCCAGTATTGTAAAAAGATTCTGGATGGAACAGCACGTGATGAAGCCTACTTCATCTTCATTGCAAAGGCCGATGAGGACGAGCGTGGGAACGTTGATTATACTGACCCGGTCCAACATGAAAAAGCCAACCCTAACTATGGTGTGACTATCCGAGCGAACGACATTTTGAACGATGCGTTCCAGGCACAGAACGACCCTCAGCAGAGGAAAGATTTCCTCGCGAAGTCACTCAATATCTACACGGCAGCGATGCTTGCGTATTTCGATATCCACGAATTCCGGCTGAGTGATCGCAAATACAAGTGGACGATCGAGGAATTGGCGCGGCTGCCAATCAATTGGTATGGCGGTGCCGACCTTGCAAAGTTGCATGACCTGACTGCAGCGGCCCTGTACGGCGAGTACGATGATGTTGCCATCATAATCACACATGCTTGGTTCCCGATCATCGCCGCAACGGCCAAAGCCGAAGAGGACGGAATTCCCTTGTTTGGGTGGCAAGATGATGGTTGGCTCACGATGACCAATACGCCTGTTACGAACCATGCGGAGGTTGTAAATTGGTTCATTGAAATGCGCCGACGCGGATTTAAGATCAAGCAGCTCGGTTTTGACAGGAAGTTCAGCGCCGAATTTTTCCGTGATGCCAAAAAGGCAGGTTTCAAGTTGATTGACGAGCCACAGTATTTCTGGCGCAAAAGCCAAGGCTTCCGAAGGATCGAACAAAAGGCCAAGTCTGGAAAACTGTACTACCTGCACAGCGAAGCCTATGAATACTGCGTGCAAAACGTCCGCGGAATTGAGAAGGTCGATGATTTAATTCAATACGAGAAGGTCGACGAGAAAAAGCGTATCGACCTATTTGATGGGTCAGTTTTTGCCTGTGTTCGATATATCGAGGACACGGACAAGGGTAAGGCTACTGGAGATTGGCTATAAGGAGGTGAAACAAAGACGTGAGTAAGAAGCGAAAGCAAACAAGATCCACAAGCGAAAGCAATCCGGTTGCTCTGTTTTTGGAAGGCGGAGATCCATCCATCTTGGTCCCGGAAGGATACGTGAGGCTCTCGGAAAACCCCGAGGTTTGCATGGCAATAGATCGAATCGCCGATCTGGTGAGCAGTATGACTGTCCATTTGATGAGAAACACAGATGACGGTGACATTCGAGTTCGTAATGAGCTAGCAAAGAAAGTCGATATCAATCCTTACAGTCTCATGACCCGCAAGGATTGGATGTATTATATCGTCCATACCATGCTGCTTGAAGGGGATGGGAATTGTGTCGTCTTCCCAACAACTCGAGACGGAATGATTGACGAATTGATTCCCTTGGTGCCAGGCGTGGTCTCATTTCCTGCGCCGACACAAAATGAGCTGTTAAAAGGGTATCAGGTATCAGTTCAAGGACGCATTAAACTTATACAGCCGGTGTAATCGTAACCAGGGCAAAAGCAGTTGGCTTAACAGGTTTCCCGTCAAATCGGCCTTTGCCACGGAATGCCGTTTGGTCTTCGGAAAATTTGACATGTGTAGAGCTGTCGATGGTGATGCTTTCCCGTTCGACCAGTGTGTATTGAGCAAAGTCCCCAAATAACACCTCGTCGGCGTTCATGTTGTTATTGAAAACGACACTCAGCCCAAGCAAGTCCGGTTTTTTGAGATTCGGGAGTTTTCCAACCACATTTCCATTTGAATCCACTTGGATGCTGTATTCCACCAGGCGGTTGTAATATGTCGAGCGTTTCATTACCGCAACAATTTCACCAACGCTGTCCTCTCCGGTATCAATCAGTCCGATCTTCTTCACCATATTTTTTAGTAAGTCTGCGTCTGCCTCGACGTTTACTTTGTTCTCAGACGGAATGTTTGGAATGATACCAGATGGTTGTTTACCAGCCGCACCAGTTCCTTTGATGATCGCAAGATCCAAAGCCTTCGCAATGGCACGAGCAATTTTTTTCGTAACGTAGGCATCCAAATTGATGATGCTGTCCTGGAGCAAGTAGTTATCTACGAACGTCACCTTACCCACTTTGTACCCGTCAAAGTCAATATTCGTAATCGTTCCAACGTCTCCGTTTGGAATCGCCCCCGCTTGCTCGATCCATGTTGCAGGTGTGGTATCAGTGTCTACAAGGATTCGGGTCGTACCCTTGACCTGAATTTTGTCAACAAGCGGATACAAGGTAGTGAAGTCGCCCATGATGTCCATGATACGGTTGACGATGATTTCTGGAATGGTCAGTTCGCCGCCAGAAACTGCGCGAAGGTTTTTGAACTTCTCGTAAAATTCCACAACCTCGCTTCGCTTGTAATATTCACCGGATTTCAGCAGCTCTCGTACTTGCAATTTGTTCATCCCTACCACACCTCTTTCGTTTACATTGGGTTTTGTGCGCGTCGTATTGTCCGGCGCGGCGCTGTTCAACTGCTCCAACTCGCCCTCGAGCTCGGCGATCTCGCCCTCCAACTTGGATTTTTTTTCGGCAAGATCCAATTTTTCGGCATCGAGCTTCCCGACTTCTTCCTCGACTGCAGCGATCTCCTCATCTGTTTTTGCCTCATCGATCGCTGCCGCGAGTTCAGCTGAACGGGTGTTAAAGGTTTCTTCCTGAGAGAGCATTTCCGCCAATGCAGCCTTCCGCTGTTCGATTTTTTTTCCTAGCATCAATTGTCTAAGCATTTCCTTTCAACCTCTCTTTCAATTGGTGTTTGCGATGCTGAAATTGCCGCTCGCGGTGTTGTGTAACCTCTGCTTTACGCGCTTGAACACCTGTGTCCTCGTATGCTGGAAACGTACAAACAGATACCTCATAAAGATCGATCTCCGTGAGCGTCCATTTGACGGTACCGTCGTCCCGCCATTCTGTTGCCTCTTGCAAGATATTGAATCCAAAACT